TATGAGATTGAAAACTCCGATAAGTTCGACACCGTGATTGAATCCATTCGTGGTACCAATCCCGATCCCGAATTCTTTAAGCAAGTGACACTGACGTTTAACCCATGGTCAGAACAGTCCTGGCTAAAGAAGAAGTTTTGGGATCCGAAGACCCGGTATCGAAATGTGTTCGCTCAGATGACCACGTTTCGGGTTAACGAATGGCTGGGTAAAGACGATAAACAACGTTACTTGGATTTGTACAAGACCAATCCACGGCGGGCAAAGATTGTCTGTGATGGCGATTGGGGTGTTGCCGAAGGACTGGTATTCGAGAACTTCAAAGTTGAAGACTTCGATGTACCTGAGATCGTTAAGCAATGTGACACCGTGGTACATGGTATGGACTTCGGCTTCACCCATGACCCAACTGCTTTTGCTGAAGCGGCCGTCAACTTTAAGACGAAAGATATCTATATATATAACGAGTTGTACCAACAAGGCATGACTACGGATGATATATTGCACTGGTTAACGGAACACGGCTATCAGAACTCAGACATTACGGCTGATTCAGCAGAGCCACGCCTGATTGCTGAGCTACACGCTAAAGGCATTAGACGAATCCACGGCAGTTTCAAAGGCAAGGATTCTATTGAGTTTGGTATCAACTTCCTGCACGACTTTACGATACATATCTTGCCGAAGTGTGTGCACGCCGTACAGGAATTTAACACGTATGCCTATGACCAAGACAAAGATGGCAACTGGTTAAACAAGCCAGTTGACGCTAACAACCACTTCATTGATGCACTGCGGTACGCATTCGAACAGTACATCATTCCAACAGAGAACCGGCCATCACGTAAGCGACAGGTCGGTACACTGAAGCGGTTAGGTTTGATATAGAAAGAGGTGATTAATCAATGGCAGAAACAGCAGACCTGCAAGCCCACGCCATGAGCTTGCCGTATCCGCAACCCAATTCAGTGCGGATGTTAGGCGGTGCCCGGTTTCAGTTCGACAGTAACCAAGATTACCGTATGCCAGCCGACCAATGGGCGACAAAGAAAAACAATCCCGAATTGATTAAGCCTCTATTGAGTTGGTTCATTAACGATCATTACACCATGCAAGTGCCACGATTATTGACACTAGAACGTTATTACACCGGTGACAACGATATTCACTATTGGCGTAATCACAAGCCGGCTGATCGTGCAGACAATCGGATTCAATCTGGTTTGCCACGGTACATTACTAACATCAGAGTTGGCTATCAGTTTGGCAACCCACTGAAGTTTGGTTACTCCAATATCACGGATGGCAAAGATACCGGTGATGATTTAATCCAAGCTATCGACCTGTTTAACAGCAAGAACGATGAGCCGTATCACGAGAAAATCATGTCCAAGAACTTGAACAACACAGGCAGGGCATACGAGCTGATGTATATCCGTGAGTCAACTAACGAGCCAGCTATCAAGGCGATTGATCCAGCTAACTGCTTCGTTGTGTATGACACCACAATTGAAATGCATTCACTGTTTGCCGTGCGTTACTTCATGGTCAAGTTCATGGATCAGGTCACTTACTACGTTGACGTGTACACCGACAGCAATGTTTATCACTTTACGTCCAGTAATTCGCCAACTGGTGAGTACACACTGATCGGTCAAGAGCCACATTACTTTGGTTCAGTGCCAGTTACCGAGTACCGCTTGAATGATGAGCGGATTGGTTCATGGGAGCCGAAATTAGATGAGGTCGACGCTTACGACAAATCACTATCTGAGATGGCTAACTCTGAGGAAGAATTTAACAACGCTATTCTTGTTATCTCAGGTGATATCGACAATGGCGACGATCCAGAGAACGCTCAGCCTTTGCTGAATGAGCAAGGCGAGCAGATGTATGACCAGGATGGCAATCCATTGTACAAGGTCAATAAGATTGACCCGAAGCAACGTGTCATGTTCGTAAAGGCGTCAGTCATCCATGACCCAGCAGGCGGGACAACCGTGGTACCAACGGATGCTAAGTACCTGACTAAGGAACTAAATGCAACTGATTGGAAAATATACGTTGACCGTTTGCTAGCTGATATTCATAAGGACACTAATACACCCGATGTGAGTGACGAGAACTTTGCCGCTAATGCATCGGGTGTTGCCATGACCTACAAACTATGGGGCAGTGATCAGGAACGAGCCACACAAGAGTCGCTGTATACCCGTGGGTTAATGCGCAGACTACGTTTGATGGCAACCTATTGGACGTTTATTCGTGTGATCACTAACGCGGACGAGGTGGAGAACGTTGAGATTACGTACACGCCAAACTTACCTAAGAACGATTCCGAGACGGTCACGAATGCCAAGACGTTATCTGATACCGGTAAGATTAGTGACCAGACGATTCAAGGTATGGTCGAGAACGTTACCGGCGTACCTCAGGAACAGGAAACGCAGCGCATGAAAGACCAGCACAAGCAAGATATGCAGCAGACTGCCAGTCTCATGCAGAACCAGCTGACTGATCAGGAACAAGCACATCAACCAAACGGCAATAATACTGGTCAACAGCAAGGGGGCGTAGGCAATGGCAACACTGACCAAGACCCAGAAGCGGATCAACGACCTGCTCAATCAGGACAGTCAAAGTGATGCTTCGTTTGACGCTGAATATCACAACACCTTGCAGTTCATCAGCACACATATAAACGCCTTCTATACGCATTATGCGGATGAGAATGGGCTGTCGTTATCCCAGACTCAGCAACGGGTTAATTCATGGGATATGCAGCAATGGCAGCAGGCTATTAAAGAGCTGGATATGAGCGACTGGCCGAAAGAAGCTAAGCAACGTGCCAAGATGTACAGTGTGCAGGCCGGCTTCAACAAGACCGGCATGATTGGTGCCATGATTGGATTAGGTATCGTTGCACTGCACAACCATTATCGAAACCACATCATGAGCCGAATACACCATGATGGCATGGCTGAAATCATGCACGCTCAGGCAACCATACCTAATCAAGCAAGGCACGTTAAAATGCCAGCTAAGCCAGCTAAGAAGCTGACAAGTATAGTTGACCAGGACAGTACCAAGGAGCAGTGGAGTAGCAATTTATGGCTGGATAGCGACAAGCTAGCCCACGATGTGCAGGACTTAGTTAGTAAGAACTTACGGCACGGTATTAAACCGGCTGATATGGATACTTTACTGGCTCAGCATAACAATCCGAAGCAGTTCAAGCCTAATCAGTCGCTCGCTGATAGGTTGGCACAATCCAAGTACAACGCTCGACGCATTCTGGTGACCGAATCACAACGCGTCAACTATCACGTTGATTTGACCACGATGCAAATGAACAACGTTAAGTATGTTAATTGGGTCAATGAACCGAGTAGTTGTGATGACTGCCAAGGCTTAGCGGATATGTCACCATACCCGATCAATGATTGTCCGAGATTACCAGAAGACTCACATCCTAACTGTCGGTGTCACATTGAACCAGCAACGGATGTTGATGCAAGTAAGGTAACCGGATTCTATAACTTATCTTTCTGACACCGTATGTGGTGTCTTTTTTTATGGACTTTTTTCTCGATTGGCAGTCGTAAAAGAACCAATTGATTCGTTATCGCACGTAAAGTGATTCGTCCATTGGACGTAAAAGGAGGAATTTTCATGATTAGAGATTTGTTTGCAACAAGTAGACTGTTTGCCCCAAACCAAGGCGGTGCCGGTGGTGCTGACCCACAAAAGCCCGTTGATCCAGTTAAGCCTGACGACAAGCCAGATGATACCAAGCCAGCGAATGACACCAAACCGGATGATACCGGCAAGACATTCACCCGTGACGAGTTGGCAAGTATCGTCAGTGCTCAGCTGGAAGACTTTAAGAAGCAGAAGCTACCTGAAATGCTAGAGAAGGCCAAAGAAGACGGCAAGGCGGAAGCCAACATGTCAGCTAAGGAATTAGCTGAGAAGCAGGCCAAAGAGCATGAAGCGGAATTAGAAGCCCGTGAGCAGGCTCTTAACGCTAAAGAAGCCAAGCTATCAACCTCATCACTGCTGAACGAAAAGAAGGTGCCTGAAGCACTGCAAAACGTTCTGCTTGAACCACTGGCTGGCATGAAGACAGATGAGCGGACTGAAGCCGTTGATTCGATTGTTAAAGCGTTCGGTGAAGCGGTACAAGCGGAAATCGTCAATCGTGCCAAGGGTACATCTACCCCAGCAACTGGCGGTAAGTCTGATACCCAAATCAGCAAAGAGCAATGGAACAAGATGTCTTACTCCGAGCAAGCGAAGGTCTATCAGGAGAATCCAACACTAGCCCAATCTTTGATGAGCTAAACAAACTAAAAGGAGTGATTTAAATTGGCTGATACACAATTTCATTTAGAAAATGCCATTATTCCCACTTTGTTTGGGAACAACGTGCTTAATTTATCTACCAAAACAAACCGTTTTGTCCAAAGCGGCATTGAAACACCAGATCCATCGTTAGGTGCACAACTGTTACTACCTGGTGAAACGATCACCTTACCATTCACTAACGACTTGGAAGGCGACCCAGAGGCATGGACTGACGACAGTGATATCAGCGTATCTGGTTTGACAACTGGCGTACAGAAAGCCTTTCGTATGCGTCAAGCCAAGGCTTTCGGCTACACCGACATTGCTCAACTTGTATCAGTGTCTGATCCAGCTAATGCTATCGCTAGCCGGTTTGCTAACTGGTGGGCACGTGTTGACCAACGCACCTTGCTGTCAGTTTTAAAGGGTGTCTTTGCAAACACTGATATTGCAACTGCCAAGTTATACGACGATTCCAGCAACGAATTCAGTGCATCTGGTTTCTTAGCTGCTATTTCACGCTTAGGCGACTTGCAAGACCAAACCTTTAACAAGATTGCCGTTCATTCTGCTGTATATGCCGAAATGAAGAAGCAACAGATGATTGATACTGTTCAACCTGCTGGTGCTGTCACTCCGTTTGGGACATACAACGGTATGACCATCGTTGTTGATGATGACTTACCACTGGAAAACGGCGTTGCCACATCTTACATCTTCGGTAACGGTTCAGTTGGTTACTCAGTAGTTAACCCAGCTGACGGCGTTGAAATTGAACGTGAAGCCCGCAAAGATGGTGGCCGTACTAACATCATCAACCGTCGGGTATCAACTACTCATGTGCTTGGCACATCAGTTGCTAAGGACTTTGCACCAGCTGGTCAAACTGTTGTTCAATCTGAACTCGAATTAGGCACGACATGGGCTTCTGTGGTTGACCCACGGAACATTAAGGTCGTGGCTTACAAAGCCAAGATTGACCCAATGTTTGTTCCTGCTGCACCAGCAACTGGCTCAACCACTGGTTCAGATTCAGCGTCAAAATAAGCGCCCCGACCGGCGCAACGACAACCGTTAATACTGATGGTAGTGTGACGGTTACTTGGAGAGCCGTAGACGGGGCTAAGTCGTATGTGATTCATTATGGCAACCCTGGTCAAACGACTGGCGACGCTAAGTTCATGGAATACACAACTGGCACGTCATATACGCTGCCAGCAGACAAGGTTCCTACTCATAAGAGTGGCGACAAGATTTACTTCTACGTTCAAGCGTTTGGTGATACCGGTCAAGGTGCAACCACTGAAGACCAAGCTGAATACCTGAATGCCGGTCAATTCCTGGGCAGTGACTGGTCTAAAGTTGCCAGCGCCACATTTTAGCGGGGTGATTTAAATGGCTGATACCAAAGACGTGGCCAATTCGGACAGTATCGGATTGGTGGAGGTGATCCAGCAACTATCTAAGTTTAAAGACGTCGATCCTACAGTTATCAAGATGTTTGTTGATGATGCCACCGCGGTGGTTAAATCCTACGGTGTGCCAGATGTGGAAGTCGACAGGGCTACGCGATTATATGCTTGCCACTTGTTGCT